GTTTTTTGAAACCGCAAGTAAACGGATTGCCTAAGAATATGTATTTATATGATTTCATCTTGTTTTGCGAGGCATTGAACGTCGACCCGGTTCGTACCTTGGCCGAGATTCTCAATAAGGTAGAGCACGAGGTACAGACCGAAGAAAAATAAACCTTCACTCGCTATAAACATTAAAATAAGCTACTTCGGTAGCTTTTTTTGTGTCTTTACTCTAGCTATATTAGATAATTTTGTTGACTTAAACTAGCTAATAACGTTAATTCGATTTCAACGGCAGAATACAGAGGGATTCCCGTTCGGTTCATTGACAATCAGCCCCGGTGAAACCCTAGAGCCTAGGCGGGCACGGCGCTTAGGTGCGGGCAGAGGGCACGGTCGGCTTTGACGGCGACCGTGAAAAGGTGTCAAAAGGATAGGAGGGACTATCCAACAAGGGGAGGCGAAAGCCTCCCCATTCAGCTCTACTCCAGAGTAGCAATGTGCCCGGAGATTTTATTCCGGCTCTGTGCCGCTACAGAATTTCAAGGACCTTTACGTCAACCTTAGGGGACTCCATGAAGTCCTTGTCCACCTTGCCGGAGAGACGTACCTTGTTCTGGGGTGTAACGGTTCGGCCCGCGAAAAGTTCGAAATCGATCTCCACGATCATTTCGCCCGTGGTGTCCTTGAAGATGTATTTATCGTCGCTGCCGGCAACACGTTGGGTGATGTTCCCGGTGAGCACGACGCGGGCATCGTCCCAGCTTTTTTGGGCTTTGGCTACGGTATCGGCCTCAATGCCGGTAGTGGGGCCTTGGAAGCCTCCTCCCTGAGCGGAATTCGGTCCCTGAAAGCCTGCTGCGGCTATGGTGGGAGCAGCAAGGGTAGCGGCAAGGACCAGTGCGAACAGACGCTTCATAGTTGCTCTCCTATTGTTTATAGGATTGATTCTTTTTATCTATAATCAAAAATATAGATGCGTCAAGCGGATCGGATTCAAGCCGAGCGAGGATATATGGAGGCCAATATGTTGCGCATATCGCTTTTGATCGTGGCCCTTACGTTTCCGCTCCCGGCCTATGCATGGCCCGGCACTGTGCTGGACGTCCACGATGGCGACACGATGACCGTGGCGCCGATGGGCGACGTCCGGACGCCGTTAAAAATCCGGCTCTACGGCATAGACGCTCCAGAGCTGGAGCAGAAGGGCGGCCCGCAGTCCCGCGATCACCTCCTGTCGCTCGTGCGGCCGGGGCAGGACGTTGAGGTGATCAAGATGAGCACCGACAAATACGGTCGCACGGTCGCGCTGGTGGCCACGGACAGGGTGCTCAATGCCGACATGCTGGAAGCTGGTCAGGCGTGGGCGTATCCGGCCTTCTGCAACGCGCCGTTCTGCAACGGCTGGAAGAAGCTGGAACAGGACGCCAAAGAAGCGCGGCGGGGCCTCTGGTCCCGAAAGAACCCGACCCCGCCGTGGAAATGGCGGCAACGGTAGAGGCAAGTTTGGAGGTAGTCACTGGAAAGAACGGTTCGAGTTTTTTTCGCACCCATGACGTAGTGTTTAGAGTTTATCCTTCTTGGCTTGAATTTGACGAACACAATTGATTAATTCGACTTGTTTATTGGTTTTTACGATATTGACAATATACAAATAATTTAAAATTTTCTGTTCAATATTTTTTTTTAAATAGTTTGCAAGTTCTATAGCGTCTACCGTTATTTCAACGGCATCTTGTGCTGTCATTGTTTTATATGCTGTAGCTATTCCTCTAAATTTATGTGCAGCGTGTCCTCTTTTTTTTGACAACTCATTAATGAACGTTTCCATTTTTCCGCTAAATATTGATAATCCAACACACGGAAGAAGTTTTTGTATACATTCACTGGATATACCATTATTTTGTGTAATTCTTCTTTGCTTTTTTTTATTATTTTAGAATGATATAAAAAAATATCTTTATAATTTATATCTTCATTTTCTATTTTTTGATTGCAAAAATAAGCTAAACTTAATATGCATTCATTTGGTATATTTGTTTCTATGAAAATTTTATACATAGTTTCTGCCATTATTTTGCAACACTCTTCTATATACTCTTCAATCGCTCCATGTGTAAGTAATATACAAAATTCAACATTAATAATTTCTTCTTCACTTGGCTGTAAATTGTTTTCCAAAAATTTGTCTATGGTTTGTTGTCTTACTAAATTTATTCTATTAATAAAGTCTTCATGTATCAATATAAGATCATTCGTATAGAACATGGACTACTCGAATGTATATTTACTAATTTCAATACCATAAACTTCTTTGATGATGTACTTTATATTATTGTATCTGTTTTTATATGATGTTGGAGATTTTGTTGTTGCTTCTAGTGAAGACATAAATTCAGGATTGCTACTTAATCTTTTAAATGCATTTAAAAATACCTCTTTTTTATTTTTTGAAAATATTTCCTGATGAATGTCCAAAAAACACAAAACTAACACTTCAAAAAGAACCTTATTGAACCGTGTTTCAAATTTGTCCTTAACAAATTTTTTACCAATATTATTGTATCCATTAAATATTTTTGATAAAAAATCTATAGTCGATTCTATATTTTTATTTATATTATTAACTGTATTGGAATAATTATCCCATTTTTTATTTATAGTAGTCATTGAATTATCGAGAAATTTTTTTAAGTTTCCGTCATATTTTTCCCAAAATAGATAAAATGAGATTAGTCTTAATAGTAATTCAGTATCGCGTAATCTTTTATCTGGTTCTTTTAATTTCAAAATCTTATGAAGATTATTTGGTTGTTTAGTAATAGGATCTAATGATGTTTTTTCTATCAAGAAATTGGAGAAATCCCCACGAATTAGGACTTGACGTAATTCTTGAGTTGTAAGGGGGACTGAGCCTGAGTTTAATCTGTAGAATATATCAAATAACACATCGTCATTTTTATAGTTTGAGATAACAGTACAACGTATAGAAGCATTGTCGAGACAGCGCTTGATGTCTTCTTTGTTTTCTAGATCATTATAAGAAAGACCATTT